TATCCCTATCAAGGTGTGCTTCTCTGATGCGTCATTCCAACAGGCCGTCCGCGACTCGCACATCACCACAAGGCACAGCGCCCTTGACGTTGGTCTGGCTGAGTCGCACTTCATCGAACAGGATGGCACACAGTTCGCCATGCTGGCCATCGTGTTTAACTACGAAGACATGGCAAAGTGCGACGCGTTAGAGCGGATGGGTGTGATCTACCATGAGGTCAGCCACACAGTGACGCACGTCTTTGCGTTCATTGGCGAGGAGGAATCCAAGATTGGTGATGAGTCACGCTCGTACTTAGGCGAGCATATTTTTAAGCAGGTGTTTAGCATCTACGCAACAGAGGAAAACAAACGTGAGCGTACTAGAGAAAGAGATAGAAAAACATTTAGTAAACTTGGTGAAGAAGTCAGGGGGACTAAGCTACAAGTGGATCAGCAGCGTCACAGGGGTGCCGGATCGGATAGTATTACTAGCGGGGCAGGTGTGGTTCATAGAGCTGAAGACGATAACCGGACAGGTTTCTAAAAGACAGGAGATTGTGTTTGCCGACCTAGCAGGCCAAGGGTTCCCCGTCCTTGTCCTGCATTCTAAAGACGACGTGGAGGACTTTATCAAGGGCGCTTTATTATGATTATGCGTATTAGTAGATACAGAGAAGGTGAAAAGGTTTGCAAGCCCTGTCTGTGCCATTAACACAGACTAGCCCCTCTACTATCCCCTACTTTAATGGAGTATCAAAATGAAACGACTCAATCCCGCCACAGGTTTGCCTTTTAAAAAAGGCGATGTCAGAGAAAACGGCGACGTGTTTTACCAATACAGAAAGATAACAAAAAACTGGACTAACGGGTATTATGTTGAGTATTGGTTAAAGCCAGAATTATTCAAAAAACATAATTTTACAGACAGATCCGGCAACAAAAGAACAATAAACAAATTAGCTAGCACTTTATTAACACACGCTAGAAATCGCTGTTTTGGAACTCCGTCAAGAGTAGCAGCCGGAAGAATGCCAACCAACGGAAATGTAACTATCACCTCTGATTGGATAATAGAGCGCATAGAAAAAGGAATTTGTGAAGCAACCGGTGACAAACTTACAACTCAAACTAAACAACCAAATACCGCCTCACTAGACCGAATAGATCCAAATAATCCAGATTACACGCCAGAAAATTCTAGGATTGTTACTTGGCAATTTAATAACATGAAAGGTGCTTACACGGATGAAGAATTTATTCGTGTAGCGAAACAATTAGAAAATGTTAAAAAGAAATCAGCTGCACCCGTATCAAAAAGAATTGATAGAGAAAGCACAAACAATACCAAACCTTGGCCTGTTTCTTTGCCCGGGCTTGGGGAAATCGGTGACAGCACTGACCATCATAGCAGAGCAGACGGAAGGTAAGACGCTGATCATAGCGCCAAAGAGGGTAGCGGAGACAGTGTGGGATGCGGAAGTAAAGAAGTGGCAACACTTGTCACATCTTACAATATCCAAAATCATGGGGAGCCCGACTCAGAGACAGTCCGCCTTGAATACCGAGGCAGATATCTACCTAATAAACCTTGAAAACGTAGCATGGCTCTGTGGCCTCTCAGACAAGTTAGTGTTCACTAACTTAGTAATTGATGAGTCCTCACGATTTAAGGACGCCAGCACCAAGAGGTTCAAGGCGCTTAAGAAGCATTTAAAGGGCTTCTCACGGCGTATTATCCTCACTGGTACACCTACCCCTCAAGGTATAGGCGATCTCTGGTCACAGGTGGGTATATTGGACTTAGGACAGCGTTTAGAGACCAGCCTCACCCGCTTTAGGGACAAGTACATGATGCCGGACCAAATGAACCGCCATACACGCGTGGTATATAGCTGGAAGTTAAAGCTGGGAGCTGACCTGCAGGTGCAGGAGAAGATCCAAGACATCTGCATGTCACTTAAAGCAGAGGATTATCTACAACTACCGACATTAAGTACTGTTTACCACAAGATTGAATTAGACAAAAACGTAAGGGCAAAGTATGACACACTTAGAAAAAACATGGTCGTTGATATCAAGAAAGAAAAAATTACAGCTCCAACAGCAGCGGCACTGGCGAACAAGCTCCTGCAATTCACATCGGGAGCGGTCTATACTGAAGCAGGAGATGTGCAAGAAGTACACCGCTCTAAACTGGAACGTCTTGAGTCGCTCATGGAAGAATCTTCCAGCCCCACACTTGTCTTCTACCATTTCAAGCATTCGCTCCAACGAATACGTCTTCAGTTCCCAGAGGCGGTGGTGCTGGACCATGACAACATTGAAGCGTGGCGTCGTGGCGAGATTCGTATGCTGCTTGCCCACCCGCAATCCGGAGGTATCGGGCTCAATCTTCAGTGCAACGTTGGAGACACAGCACAGACGGTCTGGTTCGATTTACCATGGAGCTCAGAGAACTACATCCAGGCGAATGCTAGGATCTACCGCCAAGGGCAAATCAAACCGGTTATTATACATCACCTAACAGTGGCTAATAGTATCGACGAGCAGGTGGCCAAAGTCTTGGACGGAAAAATAAATTTGCAAGAAGCACTTTTAGATGCCCTAAATTGCGTATTAGTATGATTATGACAATAAAAGCCAAGCACATCATCAAAGCAGCAACTCCCCGCCTATCAGACGAGGAGATTGATGAGCTAGAGAAGGGCGACAGTGAGGGCACCTCGGCAGAGATGATCGAGGCGTTCTACCCTTGGAGCCCCGAAGATATACTAGACATCAGGCGTTTGATTGTGGAAAGAATGCCGGTAAAGCAGCAGTTCATACTGGAGGCGTTCTTAGAGGGCTTAACTCACCTAGACGTTAACGTAACAGAGAAGTACTGGCGCTATCATTTTTCCAAGGGCGTCCATTTTATTAAAAAGGAACTAAAGCTATGAGTAACTTTATAGTAGAGCACCGGTACAAGGGCAACTACATCATGGAGACCCTGTGTGGTGTAGAGGACATTGATACTCGCATGTACACAGACTTGTTGGGGATCTGGGTCTGCGACTCAATGGAGGAGACATTGGTAATGGAAAAACAATTACAGGAGCTACGACATGTCAGTAAACGATCCAGTTAATCACCCTAGACATTACACAAGCCACCCTAGCGGTGTTGAGTGCATTCAGATTACCAGCCACATGGGCTTTAACCTTGGTAACGCGTTAAAGTACATCTGGCGATGTGATCTAAAGCAGGACGCAGTAGAAGACTTACGTAAGGCCCAGTGGTACATAGGACAAGAGATAGCTAAGCGTATCAAGGTAAACAACGCAGCAGATCCGGAGTGTGGTAAATGAACGCCATGATCTTTGTCTCAATTGTCTGTATTGGTACCAGTTGCAATTTCTTTTCCAGCAACCAGCCTGTTACAGAAAAACACTGCCAACAAATTAAAGCACAATTTTTGGCACTACCCTTTAAACCAGAAGTAACTCTTGCAGCAGCACAGTGCATGGAATTTAATGAAGGAACCAAGGTATGATAATTGAAATTGATGACGACTTTTCAGACCAGATTGTGGTCAATGTATTAGCAGACGCTCACGTCAACACGAAGTCTATGCTAAAGAATCGACAAATTTTCCACGAAGATGATATTGCAGCGTACAAAGAACTGCTACCAGCAATTGAAACTGTTGGAAAATGGTTTAGTGTAGACTTTGCAGCAGAACTTAAGAAGGCCAAGAAAAGGATGAACAAATGAACCCCAAAGTAGACCTAGAATCAGCCATTATGGTAGCGTGGCAGACCAGTGAAGACATTGATTTGTTATTTAAACACTACGGCGACGCACCAAGGCCAATGACAGAGGACGAAGTGTTGAACGCCTTACTTGGCATTAAGTCACTACACGACATGCGCTGTGAGGCGTTAATGGAAAAGTACTGTGAAAAGATGGAATTAAACCAGTACTGCACAGACCCAGAAAAGTTAGCAGCAAGGTATGAGATGTTTGGAAAAATTGAAAAGAAAGGTAAGAAGAAATGACTGAAAGACAAAAAGACCCACTAGACGATGAGATTATTAACTTCTCATTCACAGTGGCACAGGTAAATGGATTATTACAAATCCTGGCCAACACACCCTACATTGTATCGGCGCCCTTAATTGGACTGATTAACATGCAGGGCGAGCCCCAGTTTAGGTCCGCAATTGAACGAATGGAAAAGGCTAAAGATGAACCTAAAGCAACTACTTAGGCAGGCAGGCATCAGCAATGACATCGTTAAAGAGGTCGAGCGCAAGGCCAAGCGTACCAGTGAGGAAATGGAGCAAGAGCATCAAGAGAAAGCCCTAGCCCTCACCAAGATGATGCTCAACGACGCGCTACGCTACCGCAAGGAGCATGGTGCCACCAAGCCAGCGGAAGAGCAGTTGCGTACCATTATTTTACCGGATGAAAAGTAGGGCGGTTTTCCTGTAAAAAGCGTATTAGTAGATATAGGAGCTCGCCGGGATGGCGCCTCTGGCTGTAAAGAAAGCAAAAGGCCGCCAGCGCGCCTTCATAGAACGCTGGCACATTTCACACACAACACACAGAAAGAAACAAAATGACAACACCTTACGAGTTAAGATTTGCAACGTTTTACCAAGCTAAAGAACTTTTAGAGAACAACTACAAGGCCAGCATGGCAGCCTGGGATCTATTAGACAAGACAACTAAGCAGGCAGCAGAACTAGCGCCTAAGTTCCCAACAGTAGCTGAAATCATTGACGCATCACTGGAAATTAACAAATTTGTCAGCGAGAGCACACAACAAGAATTAACCAAGGCCGCTAAGAAAATCACCGGCTTTTAATTAAAGGAAATAAAATGGCTGACTTAGATCCACCATTAGAAAATTTGAAAGCTCCGGCAAACGAGGCGCCTCCTGTTGAGACACCTCCTACACCAGCGGAATAATATGGCAACTAAACCAGTATCTAAATTTAAGCCCGAGCTGTGCGATCGTATGATCGAGCTGGGCAGACAAGGTGCCTCTCAGAAGATGATCTGGAGTGATCTTGGCATTAGCAAAGCCAGTGCAGAGACACTAAAGAAAAATACCCCTGAGTTCGCTGAGGCCTTAGACATGGCATTAGTACACGCCCAAGCATTTTGGGAGCGTGAGCTGTTGGCTAACGTGGAGAACAAGGGCTACAACTCACGCCTTGCTGAAATGGCCCTGCGTGGACAGTTTCAGTCAGATTACAGGGAAACCCGTGATACTAAGTTAGACGTCAAAGTAGAAGCCAAAATAGATTTCAATAAAGAAATTTCGGATTTAATTCAAGCGTTAAAATCGTAGTAAGAATCAATGGGGAAAAGGCTTAGCGGCCCTTCCAGTGCTCATTCACTGGATACCCACCAACTAACCAATGAGGGTATCAAATGGAATCAAAATCCTATCATCAAAAATATTATTTAAAAAACAAAGAAAAAATAATAACGAGATCTATAGAATGGGCAAAAAATAACAAAGAAAAACGAATTATTATTGCTAGAAATTCCCATATTAAGAAAAAATACGGCATTACAGCTAAAGAAGAACAGGCTTTAAAACTAAATCAAAATAGTAAATGCGCCATTTGCAAAAATATTTTAGGCAATGGAAATGAAGTTCATATTGACCATTCGCACACTACCGGTAAAATACGGGGAATACTTTGCAGATATTGCAATATTCTGTTGGGCCAAGCTAGAGATTCTGTTGAAATATTACAGTCTGCCCAAGATTACTTAAAAAAATATATTTGAAAAAAGCCACCCGAAAGGTGGCTTTTTGCGTATTAGTAAATGTACGAATAACCCGAATAAGAGAATGATATGACCGCACATGCAATCCTCAGTGCCTCCGGGTCAAAGCGATGGCTAAGCTGTACCCCATCCGCCAGACTAGAGGCCACACTTCCCGAACAAAAACGCTCCGCCAATGGCTTTGACTTTAGTCAAGAAGGCACCATGGCGCACTCCCTGGGAGAAATCAAACTAAGGCTTTACTATGAACAAATTGGTAGCGAGGAATACGAACGTGAATACGAGATCATCAAAAACACACCCTATTACAACGACGATTTCGAGGCTCACGTCGACAATTACGTAC